CAGGGAGATGCACAGCCAGTGCATCTCCCCGGGGTAATACAAACCCCAGAGATCAGAACTAGATCTCCCAGGCCCAATTAAGGGCCTGTAGGTTACAAACCTACAGTCCAGGGATCCCCTTAGTAAGGGGGTACCCACCTCGTTTTGATGTAGACGGTACGAGGACGTCCAGCACGTTCCAAGTGCCTCTCGTCAAACGTGGGTTCTACGCCACGCTTGAGAAAGAACTTGAGCAGGGCATCCGGACCCTCGAGAGGATCTCGAGGAGAATGAGATGATACCACATGAGCCTTAACCAAAGGCCTATGAAGGTACTCGTCTTCTTTCTCAGAAACATATCCAAGAAAGGAGTGACGACCCAACGCCGGGGAGCTAGGCAAGACACATGGGAAATATTGAAGTATCCCACTAATCTGGCCATCTAGCCACGAGGTAGTAGCCCAGTTACCAAAAGAATACATTTGGTTTCTGAGTTCTACAAGTGACACCACCTCGGCAACCTGCTGCCGCCGTGAAGGAAATACGCGTCGGACCTTGACAATGGAAACGTCATGGCCTTCGTAATACTCCTTCCCACAAGACTCCCGGAATTTACCATTCCAGAAGCTCTTGTTGAGACCAACTTTTGCACCAAAGTGCTCAAGATGGTCTACGACGGTATGCACATATTCTACAGGGACAATTAAATCGTCTCCGTAGACACGCACCCTACCAACGAAATCAAGTAATTCTGATTTCTTGGTAAACCGGTGTCCTTGCTCTCTCTCGATCCCCAAGAAGATAATGGTCAAGAAGACCATTGCCTCAAAGGGAAAGCAGAGAGCAGAACCCATAGACGCGAACTTGGACAAGGAGATTACTCCATGCCCAGGAACAGAAGCCCGTTCGGATCTACACGCAAAGACAGCCCTCTGGCTAAGAGGGTGCCGTCGCGTCAGCGTGCGAACGAGCTTAGCCGACACTCTATCGGAAGCCTCGCTCAAATCGAGCGTTGCAAGGTCTCTGTTAAGAGAACCTTCCTTAGCTAGAACCTGGTTAGGTTCTTGGCTAGTAGTTCCGATAAAATCATTCAGGAAACCTGAATGAATGTCTCCCATTAAAGCCTCGAGTATACCCTGCTGTACATACTGTAAAGCAGTGGGCTCGATAGCGATAATACGAGGCGTCGTCTGCGTCTTAGGAACAGAGATTACCCGAGAAGGGATCTCTGAACCGGGTTCCCGGAAGTCGATACCGTCATCCTCAAATATATCATTGATATACTTGGGATTTGGATATAAGTAATCCCCAACGGGGAATACCTGCTCCAGACGGTCGGTCCAGTATCGTGAAGAGTACTTACCATTGCTGGTAAGTTTCTCCGCAACGGCACCAGGGCCGTGCTTCGGGATGATCAACCCATCCAGGATCTTACGATCTAAAGATGAGAAGAGATCTCGAAACAAAAGTCCAGCCACACGCCCAAATTCATTAAGATCAGAATCAGGGATAGTAGCTGAGACATTTTCGACCTCCGTATCACATTGGACATAACTAGCAAAAGCCTTGGCCTCCCTTTCAGGAGTACAAGGTAGAAGCATCTTGCTAAAGATCAAAGTCAATTGTCTTATAGCGTAGATGCATTCTATACTAGGGGTATCCAAAAGGACACCAGTACTAGCGTCGAACACCTGTTCCATGAAACCTCTCAGAAATGAGGGGAGACATGAGCCAGTCTTCCGAAAGGAAGGAAAGGCTTTGGGAACAACGAACCCTTGGTCAAGACAGTACTGAAAGTCTTTTCCAAAGGTTGGAAGAGTGATCGTTAGAAACGATACACCCTCGTGTTCGACACGACCTAGGACAGTATTAATGTCCTTGGTGGTGCTAGTGCTACACCTGCTAGCCATTTCATTGGCTAACACATTCCAGAGTGCGGTCGGACTTTTCATAACTCCTCCTAATAGAGGTGGTTATTCCTTAGTCCACCGTGCTGAAGGGAGAATATCCACTGCCTTTCCAAGGGCAGCTGACCATTAAAGATGGTCGAGGATATTCAGGCCTAGGAAAAGTCCCGCAAGTGCCAGGAACGCAATGATGATCAGAATGACCAAAACTGCGTGCTGAGTACCAGCGGTCGCGTGATTATAGTCATAATCTCCGCGCAAAGCAACCTCCTTTCTCAAGGAACTCTTGCCATATTTCAAAATACAATATGAGCCAAGAGAACAACGTTTCACCGTACTTAGAGATCACCAACACGGTAATCAATAAGTAGATCTAAAGGAGAAGAAGTCTTACGACTCTCCCCCGAGGACCTTTTCGGTGAGCGAATACGTAGAAGCCGAGAGAAGACCGACAAGGCCTTCAACCAGTTTCTTGCATTCAGCAACGGAGTATCCATTGATAGGACGGTCAATGACGAGATAAACACTCATCGTGACCGCCTGTTTCTTGGATTCTTCGTAGATGTTGGTTGCCAACTTTTCCACGTCGATACGCACCAGATGGCGACGCCTGTTCGCGTTGGTCTCCGTCGTTGACAGAGTCAATTTGTTCAGGCCGTCAGAGGTCTCGTATACAGAGCGAAAGTCACCCGATGAAACTCGGGGGGCAGTCACTTCCGTACCCGCGACTTCTTTGAATTTCTGGGGATCGGTCAACACAATGAACACACTCCTTATTTGGATGGTGACTCTTTTATCACCAGGGTTGTGGTAGTAATACTACTACTTCAGTACCCGGGTAATACCGAGTGCTGCAGTTATGGCAAGCTGAGTGGGTGATAAGCCCTCCCAACCAATGCCAAACCCAAAGGGGTTAGCGGAAGTCCGGCTCTTGGTGACCATTCGGACACCAGAACGAGCAGGACTCACGGTAGTCGGGCCGTAAACACCGGGTTTGAGTTTCTTCCGGAGTCTACAACCTGAAAATTCCGTGTAGTATTCTTCGATGGTTTCTTCCATCATGAATCCATACCGCATCACAAGACCGGCGAGTGCGAAATTGGTGACGTTATTAATAACGTCGCCAGCATTCGAAAACCAATCGACGGCCCAAGACCAGGGCGTCAGCTCCCAAAGTAATGATGGGGTAAGCTGTAATCCGTAGAGTTGGTCGGCTTTTGAGCCGAAACCTAGGTGGCGTCTGAAGTTATCAGCTCCAGACGGTCCTCCATAGGTAAAACAACCCTCGAACCACCGCTTAGTTTCCTTACGGAAACAAGTCTGACACTCTGCCGGAGAACCGCCGGAAACGCTTGCGTAACCAGAAAGGTTATTCAAGTTAGTCCCGACGTAAGCTGAACCAACAGGTTCAGCGAACTCCGATACCTCTATCGGAAAATCGAATCGACGGTGTACATCCCGACCTTCATTGTGAGCATAATTCTTCATTATGTCACGTTGATGGCGGGCAGCTCCAGTGACAGCGTGAACTTCGCTGACTAAGGGAGCCCAACCGAATTGATGGTTGAGGTACTCCGACCCTAAACCTCGGAGAGCATTAGTTCGCTCTTTCCAAGTGGTGATCCCATGTAGAGAAGGAAGTTTTTTCTCATGCATGATCTCACCCAAGGATACACCAAGGTTTGAGGTAGGATTCGTGGGAGCGCATTGCGATATAGCAGTAGCACCTAAAGAATCAAGAGAACTAGTATCTTGATCTTTTGGCACGCCGCTATATTTCGCTTTTACGTTAGCTGCCGGAATGATGTTTGGGGGCATAAGTGGACCAACGAAGAACTTCTCGTTGGTCGTGCCCTTACACAACTCTTCCGCATAACCGGGCTCGAAAAAGAACTCGGAATGGGTCACGTGAAACGGACCGCCGCTCAACCTCTTGCCAGATGATCTGTCAACAGGATGCCCTTCCGACCTCCATAACTTGGAGGTGGTTTCTCTTAAGGTTAGGTCACCATAGGTGCCCGCCCCAGAACGTTCTTTATCGGAGTACTCTTTCCGATATTGAATAGTGTCTTTAGAGACACTCGTTCTAGGAACCTTTGAAGCCATAGAGATCTTCCCTTCTTGGAATATCAGATTACTCTGATTAGTGGGTATGCACAGCAGGCCTAGCTACGTAAGACATCTTTCGATGTCTACGAATGCT